AAGTTTTAGCTTGTCTTCCAAGCGATCAACAATTTCTACGTCTTTTATATTATAATCAATAAATGATTGATAGTCTTTTGTGTACCAATCTCTAAATGTTTCGTAAGGGTTTTCATCTTTTTGTAAACCAAGTTCTACTTTACCAATGTAATCAAGTTTATAACTTTCTTGTCTTGTAGGTATAAACTTTTTATATAAGTCAAGGTAATCTAACATTACAATACCAAAAATACTATAATGTGTTTGTGGTCTACCTCTTACAACAATAGATTCTCTTTCAACTAAATTCCAAGGTGAAAATCTTTTAATAACTTTTTCATCTACAATATGACATATTCTATTCATCAAATATGGTATATCAAAAAACTTTGTATTCCAACCTGTAATAATATCTGGATAGTTCTTAATCCAAAACTTCATAAACTCCATAATCAAAGACTTCTCTGACTTACATCTTATATAAGTAACATCTGGTCTATCTGTTTTAAACTCGCCAGTGCCCCAAGTTATGATTTGTTTATTAGATTGATTTTTTACAGTGACTGCTAGTATTTCTTCTATAGGATTTTCTACATCAGGAAAACCATTTTCACAAGCACATTCTATATCAACAGTAAATATTTTTATATGATCTTTTGAGTATTCTATCGTGTCAGGATAGTTATCAGAAATATATTGATATTGGTATCTATCCATACCAAAGATTGGTGCGTTATCTGTATTATAATTTCTTCTAAACTCTCTTGCTTTTGATATGTTACCAAATTGAATTGGTTTTACGTATTGACCGTGAAGTGTTTGAAAGTCTGTTTGTTGTTGAGTGATTGCATACAAAGTAGGAGCATAATCTAGTTTCTCTTTGTATTCTTTACCATCGTGGATACCACGAACAAGTAATTTACCTCTGTGTTCAATAACGTTTTTATAAAAGTTCATAATCTAAAATTTTGGTGGAGGATAACGGGATCGAACCGTTGACCTCTACAGTGCAAGTGTAGCGCTCTCCCAGCTGAGCTAATCCCCCTCTAAACATACTATCATATATGTTTAAAATGAAATTATAACTTGTGGTTATCAAGTAAATGGGCCACCAAGCCATTGTGTTTTTTTTCTAGCTGTATTTGACAAGCTAATCTACTTTCCATACGATCATAGCCTTTCTCATACTCTATTAAATCTGTCTCTGCCGAATCTAAATTTGGTTGTCCTACAATGTGTGTCCAGTTTCTATCTATCTTAACGTGACAAGTTGCACACGCACAACAACCTGAACAATCTGCTGGTATTTCTTCTATTGATTGATCGGCGTAATCTCTTGCCGCTTCCATCAACGTCATACCTTCATCAACTTGGACAGGTATTTTTTCCTCTCCTCGTATAAAGTATACAGTAATCATTAAAGTTTTGGTACTTTAGTTTCTGTAATTAAACCAGGTTTTGCCTGTATGATTCTGCTTGTATTAGCCTCATACGATTTTAAAATGTCATCTTTTGGATCAGTCATAAAAACTATCTTTTCTTTTGAAAGAGTAATAGTTTCATCTTTACCAAATGCATTATATAAAGACATCATTAATTGTATTGGCTGTCCTGGTGCTGATTGTTGTGGAATTATAACAAAGGGTTTATTTAAACTCACACCTTGATCGTTTTCACCGACTTTAGCTATTACATCTTCGCCAGTCGCTAGTCTTAATATTTTCACTTTTTGCATAATATCTCCTTATTAGTGTTTCATTATACCATAATTTATTCATTTTGTCAATGTTATTTTTTTTCAAACCCTATATTATCTGGTTGCCCCTTTTTTTCAATGGGTCTCATTCTTTTACTTAATACAAAAGTTCTATTTGGATTGACACTTAAATTCATTAATCTCATTAAATCTCTATTAATTAGTAAGTCAGAACCTGATCTAGGTCTCTGATCTAAACCTACTTCAACGTCTTTGTATGTAAAACCATTAAAGGTTAAGTCTAATAATATTGTAGGTCTAACTTCTGATGGCTCATTTGTAGCATTTGATCTGAACACTTCACTTTTTCCGTATCTAGGTTTACTAAAAGTTTTACCATCATATTTCCATTTAACTATTTTACCATCTGATAAAATTTTATCTGCGTGTAAAGCACAAGCTTTAGAACCATTACCAGTATCAAACTTAACTCTAACTTTACCTATGTCTTCAATTTCTACTGTTTCTAACCAACCACATTCTATTAATGATTGTCTATCCCAATGTGCTCTATCTTCAATCCAATCAATAACATTTGATAACATTTTTTCGCCATCTATTCTACCAGCTGGTTCTGAATCAGCGTAATAATCTTTATGTTGATAGCCTTCGTAATCAGCGCCTGATCCTGGACTACCATTGATTTCTAGTAAGTAAGGTTTACCTTTATGTATGATATGGTCAACACCTACCATATAAGCTCTAGATGCTCTAGCCGCTTTTAATACTATTTCTTTTTCTTCGTCACTTAATATATAAGGTTCTGCTTCAGCACCTCTATGTGTGTTTGATCTAAAGTCATAACTACTATGAGTTCTTTTTGTACTTGCAAATATCTTATTATCTAAACAGAAAGTTCTAATATCAAAATCACTAGGCATAAATTCTTGTATTAATACTTCTGCTTCTAGTTTCCACATCGCTTGTAGTGTTGCAACAAGTCCTTCATAACTTTCAATCTTTATTACACCAACACCTTGAGTTCCTGTTAATGTTTTTAAAATAATAGGAAATTTACCACCAACTTTATCTAAAGCAGTTTTAATATTATTCTCATTAGAAACAAAAGCTGTTCTAGGCGTAGGTAAACCATATTTCTCAAATAATAATGCTGTTGTTAATTTATTATCACACGTCAGCATTGATGCTCTAGTGTTTATCATAAACGCTTGTGAGTTTTGAAAAGATGATACTAAAGATAAACCAGCTTCATCTTCTAGTGCACCACCTCTAACAAAACAAATAGTATCTCTACCTACAAAAGTATGCTCACTATTTTTACCATCATAATTATAAACAGTTAGTGTACTTTTATCTTCGTCTTTTGCTGTAATGATTGTTGATTTAGTATTTACAATAATACACTTAATACCTTTTTCCTTACAAATTTTTGTAAGAAGTTCAGCAGTTGTATTTTCTTTAGGGTCTTTTGAATCTGCTACTGTAACAATAGCAATAGTCATAGGTTTTTTTCTACGACCTATATCTGTTTCTGTAATAAATTCTTTAAACTTCGGTACTTGCATTCTCAGTATTATCCTTGACTTCAACTTTTTTCCCTATATTATATTTAGCTGATAAGTTCCACTCTTTTTTCTCTTTAAAAGGTAATACTTTGATTTGAGATAATGGCGCTTTATTTTCTGCTTTGGTTTTATCCACTATGTCAATTAAATTCCAATCTTGCAATAGTATAGAGATTGTGTTTCTTCTTTGAATATCGTTTTCTGTTAATGTTGCTTTCTTACCATCAAGAGCAAATAGTTCTTTAAAATGTGTTATGAAATACTTTCCTTGTTTATGTAAGATGTGACAACTTTGAAATAAAGTTTTGTCTTTTCTGCTGGCAACGCCTATTCTAGTTAAAGTCTCTCTAATCTTTAAGAAGTCGTCAGGTTGCTTTATGGTAACCTCTAACATACTGTCAGGCGACCAATTGATCGTTTCTTCGCTCATCTTCTTCTCCCACCTTTAGATAAGGTATTTTTTATATGTTCAATTTGTTTCTCGTTTAGTATGTTGAGAGCGTCTTTTGCTTTCTCATTGCTATAACCATAATACTCTTTTACATACTCTAAATTCTTCAATTTGGCTTGTGATAGCCACTTGCCACCAAATCGCTTCTTTTTTCTTATACTATTTATGTAAAAGTGGAATTGTATTTTTTTATCTAGGAAGTGATAACCATTCATCTCATTTGCCTGAGCGATACAATCATAGTGAACGGAAAGACACTTATTGATTACAAAAGGTGGGTATTTTTTAACCCAAGTTTCGTCTGTTGTGTCTAATAAATTTTCTTTAGAAAAATTGATTGCGTTTAGATAATCTTTCAATTGATACATAATATAAAACTTTTAATTACTTTTTAGAGTGTTTATTGTGACCTTTATGAGAACCCATATAGTAGTCGCCTGGTTCATAGTCCCAAACCTTACCGTGATGACCTCTTATGTCAGCCCAAAACATTCTCATCTTAACTATCCATCTTCTTATAAATGTTCTTCTTGCCATTGTCTTTCCTTGTAAAACTCCCTTTACC